ATTCCACTGTCATCCAAATTGCCCAAAGATTGTCTTCCTTAACTTTCGGGACTAGATGTTCATGGGTAATATTGAATTTGATAGAATCACCCGGTTCCAACATGAACAACTCACCATCAATGATGATTTGTTGATTCACACCTAGAGAAACGCAGAAGAAACTTGCTGTGTTCTTGGTGCCAACCCAGTTGGTCATAGTGTCTAACAGGCCAACATCCTTATCATACTTCCTAAAGAAGAATAGGAATGTTTTATCCCAAATTCCATTTGGAGTTTGATCAATGATGTTTGCTTTATCAGGGCGTGGGATTTTATACCACTTCCACGTTTTATACATAGAAGGGTTATCCATCCCATTTGCACCCATTCTACGACGAATGGATGTTGATTCATCCCAAGTAGCACCATCTGAAATTGCGGTTAGCAACTTGACAGCCTTCTTAGTAAGATGTTTTCTTTTAATATGGATGCTCATAGGTATAGATACAATGCTATATAACGTTTATAGGATACCGGCCTGACCGCATGTACAAGCTTGTTGCCTGTTACATGGATACCAGTTCCGATAGTGTCTGGATAAAAAGTTTCATCGCCGTTTGGGCCATCAAAATACGCAGAGAATCCATCACCATCTTCAACCAGTGGGACAACACAGAAACTCAAATAGTGATGTGAATCGATATGCATCGGGATAAAATCACCCGGCTCATACATATTTACAATCACTTCTTCTAGGAAGCTTCCACACTTTGGTGCGGCCTTGATTAACTTTTCTCGAATAGACTTCGGAATATCCAAGTTGATCATGGATCGATATTTGGCAGGCACCCGTTCAATGGTTCGGAACAGAGTAGTTCCTTTAGAGCGATCTGTGAATCTGTTTGCATCAAATTCATCAAGTTCGCTCACAAGTTCTCTACAAAATCTTTGCGTAAAATGTGGGCATTCAATTAGTTGGAGTGCCATTATTTTGCAAGTAATCCTTGGCTAACTAAGTTGGCAGGCCCCATCAATTCATGTAATCCACCATCCAATTGAGCATCTTGTTCAGCTTGTTCAGCTTCAATGGTAATGAAATCAAAATCTGGGTTACTGATATAGGACTGTTTCAAAACCTTGTTTGCACGTTTAACATCATCGATGTAATCGTTCATATCAAACAACGCTTCATCCTCAAGACCGACCTTCTGCAATAGTTCTGCAACCGCCTGACGGATGATATCCAATTGAACTTCAAGATGAAATCTTTTATAGATTTTTTCCCTGCATAGGGTGTTTACTTGAGTCTCATAGATTTTAGTCTTTGAGGTGGCGATATCAACAATAGTGAAACTATCTTTGGTCCCAACCACCTTTTGGGTCACAGGATCGATTTCAATTTGGATAAAAGTGAAATTTGTAGTATTCAAATATTCTAAAGGAACCACACCTTGACATGTAATAAATGCGCCAGAATATGCGTTGAACTTTGCAAGCATCGCCTGTTTCCCAGTTGGGATAACAGCATCAATCTGTTGCATCAAATCAGAAACAGATTGAACCGAAGTATTAATCATTGAATCACCATCTGCCATCCGGCATTATTTGTTCTCACCATTGTTCTTCGACGATATGCACCGACAGTAGAACTACCATTACCCCACCCAACAACATAGGTGTAGTATTCTTCAAATACGACAAATGACCCTACAGGTAAACTTGTATATGTAGACGCCATCCCTGCCATGGAGCCAGAACCGCCATATGTAAACGTAGGTAAAGTTACCGCTGGTGGAATCGCAGGTTGAATTACACTGGTCCAAAAATTATGAATCTTTGCGGCCATCTGGTTTGGTGTGACATAGGCATTGACTACAGCTTCCCATAGGGACTCTGTATCCGTCGCGTTACGCACGATCCCCGGTATAGTCTGGCTAGCATATACCGGGATGTATCTCGCCTCTACAATCGCATCCTGCACGTTTGTAGAGGTAAATCCTTTAGCTACCGCTGGGCCAGTGGTAGGGTCAAATCCGACTTTGGGGGCCGTATAAGATTCCGAAACAGCCTTAGCGTATGTAAATGTGTTTGTCATAACTCACCTTATGAGATTCGCAGCCAGCTATAGAAGGTCTTACCGTATTTAGCTTCAGACCCAAGCAGCTCCCACCAACCATACCCGAGGTATCCCGGTGTACCACCATATGTGGTTGTGGTAGTCGATACGGTCAACCCTAACTGAATGTTATTGTCAACTTGATGGTCATGACTATCAATATAGGTATACGTCACGGTATTAGTCGAAGCCACGGCGGATGAAAACACTGTTGTGTTTGCGGCCAATGCTGTACTGATTTTTGTAGCAATTTGTGTTGTGGTATCGGTTGCTAAAATTGGGACTTGATATCCAGCAATCATTAGAGTTCCCGCTACCGGGGTTCCGGTAACAGTTACTTTACTAACCTGCGAATAACTTACCGTAGGTGCAGTATTCGGATTCAATGCACTTAATGTTACAACAATCGCACCGGGTTGTACCGTGGTACTATCGTAAATCTGATCAAGTGCCGCCTGAACATTTGGACCATCGATACCCAACGCCTGTTGGGCGGCAGATGCCGACCCAATTTGCGGGAACAGTGTTTGGTCATATGTGATATCAGCCGCATCATTAGTTGTAATCGATGCAGCCTGTCTATTAATACTCATTATGCAGTTCTCACCCAGATATAAGTTGTGATGGCCGGTGGAATAATAGCAAAGTCCGCAGCAGATTGACCTGTTGTACCGTTGATATTAACCGTTGCCAATTCATATGTAGCTAAAGATGCCAATGTCACGCTCGGGTCTGGTAGACACCCGGTAAGGTTTATCTCACCTGTTCCTGACAATGCTTCTCTCATATATTGACGATCAGACACCAATTCCGGGATGTGTTGTACACCCAGTTGCACCTGTCTAGCACCAATTCTGTTACCAGCAATTTTCGCAGGATTACCATAATCATCTAAGATATCCGGGTTTACACCGAACAACGGATCTGGGCTGTTGGTACTATCCAACGCATCCGTAAATCCAAAAATAGTTCTTCCGGTTGCATATCTAGCCCATGTACCAAACCCCATATATAGCGATGGGCTTGCTGGGTTGTTTGCATTCATATAGAGGGAACCGACAGGATATATCGATTCCAACAATTGAATAACGTTTGCAAACCGAATATTTGTTTCGGTCCCTGCAACAACCGCTGTAGTAACAGCCGATGGGTTTGTTGTATCGGTGTAGCGAATCTTATTGGATCTATTAAAGATAAATGATGTATCCAAGAACTGAGCAGCAACCCTTGATTGAATACCACCTACCGTATCCCAACCTAAAATTGATCCAATTTCATTGTTGAAATAGATGATAGTAACAATATCCCCATCATTCAAATCTGGACTAATGCTTAACTGGTTCCAACGACCTAAACTATCGGCCCCGATGGCATAATCTTCATATCCAGCCGAACTTAAAAGTGCTTTACCAGCCTCCACCAATACAGTACCGTTAACCAGCACTTGACATGCAGCCGGGTTTACCTGTTCATCAGTAGGAAGCCCAAAATCGGTTAGACTGTACATACCACCGGTCTTAATCTTTGCAGATTGTCCGGGGACCGCAACTTG